CTGGATTTGACCCTAAATCTATGTTTAATGAATTTCTTCAGCATCCTGCATTAGAAAATGCAAAAATCACAAGAAAAACAGATTCTGATGAATTTTATAACATAGGCGATTGGCGCAGAGATATTTACGGGCCTGATTATGATTATAAGTATATCATATGGGGAGAATCAGATTGTTTAGTCCCAGAAGATTATTTTTTCTTATTAGAAAATATTGATATTGATCATCCGCATTTTATTTCATTAGCAACTAGAAAAATGTGGGATTCAACATGGGATAATGTAGAACACGAATGGATACGACAATTTCCAAGAAATGGTCCTGCGGAACGTCCCGAACAAGCACCAAAGCCATTCAATTGTGCAGATTATATTACATTAAATGAACTTAATGCATTTAATAGACAATATGATCCGGTGTTAAAACAATTGGAACGAATTAAGATTGATGGAAATATGACAACTTTATCTCCAGGATTGCCATATCCATTTTTACCATTAGATTTACATTTTGCTAGAGAAGATTATTGTTTAGAAATGTTTTTCACTAAAAAACAAATACCACAATATCATTTATCTACAAGATTAAAAGGACATAACCAAGTACACCCAAAAAAACGCGTTGGAACTTTGAATCAAAAAAATGATTCCTTATATAAAGAATATGAGCAGAAGGCATACGATAGCATTTTTAAATTTATAGAAAACATATGAAAATATTGATTACAGGACATATGGGATTTGTTGGAAGATCCTTTTTACGATATTTTGATGATAAACATGACATTACGGGAATTGATTTAAAAGAAGGCAACGATTGTAGAGATTTCTTTAAACACTCAACTCAAAGATTTGATTTAATTATTCATTTAGCGGCAATTGTTGGTGGAAGGGAAACTATTGAAAATGAACCATTATCAGTTGCAACAGATTTATCAATTGATTCAGAATTTTTTAATTGGGTTATAAAAACAAAACAACCTAGGGTAGTATATTTTAGTTCTAGTGCCGCATATCCAGTACATTTACAGCATCCGGAGTTGCAGTATCGACTTAAGGAAACTGATATAAATTTGGATGATATTCGATTACCAGATTATACATATGGCTGGTCTAAATTAACTGGCGAGTATTTAGCTAAATTTGTTAGAGAACAAGGAACTAAAGTTTATGTATTTAGGCCATTTTCTGGATATGGAGCTGATCAGGATTTAACATACCCGTTTCCATCATTTATCGATAGAATCAAAAGAAAAGTTAGTCAATTTGAAATATGGGGTGATGGAACTCAAGTACGAGATTTCATACATATGGAAGACATTGTAGCATCAGTAATGGCAGTTGTCGACAATGATATTGAAGTTGATGCACTAAATTTAGGAAGTGGTATTGCTACATCATTTAATGAATTAGCACGAACAATGTTTGATATAACTAAATGGGAACCAGAATTTGGAATTAAACATTTAATGGATAAGCCAATTGGAGTATCATATCGAGTATGTGACCCAGAATTATTTTTATCAATATACAAACCAAAATACACATTAGAAGAACGCATAGAACAAATTTTATATGAAAAATAATATTGCACTCTTAGTAGGACTAAAAAATAATTTAGACTACAACAAACATTTTTATGAAACAACTCGAGAACTCTATCCGGACGTAGAAATATGTTTTGTAAGTTATGGATCAACAGACGGAACCCATGAATGGTTACAGTCATTATCAGATAATCATGTTAGATTTGAATATTCAACCGAATCAAAAACATTTTCGGATACATTCAATGCAGCTGCACAATTGGCTAGTTGCGATTATGTAGCATATCTACATAATGACATTGTATTAGGCCCGGGATTCTTAGAAAATTTAGAAAAACATGTTGCACCTGATAGAGTAGTGTCATATACCACAATAGAGCCACCTATATTCGGAGATCATACGCGTCCTGGAAAATTGATATTCGATTTTGGACAGTCTTTGGAAACGTTTGATAAAGATGCGTTCCGAGAGTATTGTGAAATTGAACATGCACGTTATGCAGATCAAACAGAGCCGGGTATTACATTTTTTATGTGTATGCCCCGCAAAGCATTGTTAGATATAGGAGGATTAGATCCATTATACAATCCAATGTTTTGTGAAGATGATGATTTGATACGTAGATGGAAAATGTATGATATGGAATGCATTACTGCATTAGATGCAATATGTTATCATTTTGTTAGCAAAACATCTCGCTTTTCAGAAGAATATGAACGTAGAACTCAAACTATTGAATTAGCATCTAATAGAAATTACATTAGAAAATGGGGTAGTAGAAACATTGCACCTAAATACAACATAGCATTTGTAGTTCGAAATTGCACATTGCCTGTATTAGAAACATTAGAACCATGGTGTGATAGAATTTATATCGAAGATGATATGCACGTTATTATTGATTCATATATTTATTCAGAACAGGCAAAAACTGCATATGATTTAATGAAACGAGTATTACATATAGGACATAACGACCCAAACGGTGAAAATGATATAGTTGTTGAATTTGATGCAACCCGTTTAACACAACAAAATTTCCAGTACATTCAACAACTTACAGCAATAATTGCAGACAGTGGTGCTATAGGCGAATTTGAAATAGATATATTCAAAATTTCAATCTATTCGTTAGAAGAACAACAAGATAATCTTATTATTTTAAAACAATAACATATTTATAAATGAAATACGAAAAACCAAAGTTATTAATAACCGCAAGGAATGTAATGAAAAAAAGCGCAAACTTTTTTCAGAGAATGTTGTCAGATTCGAGAAGTGGAGATATATCATCTAAGCGCGTTATCGGCGTATCTGGTTTTATTGCTTTAACGGCTATGATGTTCATCAATGCCTTATATCCAAAGTCTATTGCACCTTCAAGTGAATTAATTTCAGCTATTGAATACATTGTTATTGCGGCACTATTTAGTGCAACAGTTGATAAATTTTCGTATAAACATTCAGAAAAAGAAATAACACGAGAAAACGCAACTAAAGAATGAGGATTATGCCTAAAATGAAAACTATTCCATTATTAGCACTTACATTTACAACCACAGTTACATTTATATGTACATATTTCTACAATTTAACATTAGATAATTTTGAACAATATATGTCACTCATTGCAGTTGTATTGTTAGATGGTTTTTTTGGAATCATAGCCGGAATCAAAAGAGAAGGATTTAAAACATTCAAAGCAATCAAAGTTTTACGTACTGCAATTGTTTGGATAATGTTTTTAACGGTATTGTTATTAGTTGAAAAAGGATTTGCTGGCACTGCTTGGTTAAGTGAAACTATCATTATTCCATTCATCATATTTCAATTGATTAGTGCACTTAAAAATGCATCAATGATAGGATGGATACCGTCATCACTATTAAATCAAATATTAGATAAAATAGATCTTCATAAAGGCGATCGCAAATAAAGGAAACAAGTTATGGTATTAAAAAGAGGTAGCAAAGGCGAATCAGTAAAAACGTTACAAGAATTTTTAAAATTAACTGCAGATGGGGACTTTGGTCCTAAAACTGAAGCAGCAGTTAAAGAATGGCAAAAAACACACGGCTTAATGGTTGATGGTGTAGTAGGTCCTAAAACATGGGCTGCAATGGGTATTTTAAATACTGACAATGCAGAAAACATTGAAGTGGTAAATGCATTAAGCATTAAAAAGTATTGGATGCCAGAAGGAACTTATTTTAAAGGCCCGGTTCCAAAAGATTGGATATTCTTACATCATACCGCCGGCGGAGATAATCCTTACCAAGTAGCTGATATGTGGGCACGTGACAATCGTGGAAATGTTGCTACCGAATATATCCTAGGAGGTCAAAACGTAACAAATAAAAACGCTAAATTTGACGGCGAATTGATTCAATGTTTTCCTGACGGAGAATATGGATGACATACAGGTACAGGTAATTCCGTAATGCATAGAAACTCTGTTGGAATTGAAGTATGTTGCATGGGTCAAATTGTTAATGGTAAAACCTATGTTAACACTCCAGCTGATCCATATCAAGTAATTAAACTAGCAAAACCTTTTAGAGGATTTCAATATTGGCATAACTATTCCGATGCACAAATTACGGCATTGAAGAATTGGATTTTGTTTGTAGCAAATAAATATAGTATCGATCCACGCATTGGATTAGTAGAATATGTACGAGCCAAAGGTGCAGACGGATTTGATGTATTAGATGTTCGCAAAGCAGAATCAACTCCAGGAATGTATTCACATACCAATGTTATACGTGGTAAAGTGGACATGTATCCACATCCGGATTTAATTAATATGCTTTTATCTCTTTAATTAGTTAAAATAAAATGCTAGTAAAGTACGCATGTACTAACCCAATTGTTTTGGTAATGCGTATATTTATTTATATACAAGGTATGCCATGCGTGATAAATTAGATCAAATAATAAAAACAGCATTAATTGCAGAATACAAACCCAAACCAATTCCGATGCGAACGGAATCAATTGAAAATGTAATTAGAAAAGCATTATTCGAACAAGGTACTCAAGGTACTAGAATCACAGATCCAATGGCTCATTTACAGGCCGCGGCTGGAAAATCGATTCCAGATATTAGTTTTTTTGATAAAGAACTTGCAAAAATAAAACCTGAGCCGAAGTTTGCAAATCCTGCATATGATTCTAAATCATTAGGAATGGAACCAACAAGTGATTTTGCTTCAATGAATGCAGAATTAGGCGTTAATATTAGTATAGCCCCGGCTTGGAAAAATAGTACAGTATATAATTATCTAATATCATTAGGAGGCCGGCCTTTTATTGCTAGTACACAAAAAACAGGCACCGTAGACCAAATACCAATTGGCGAAAAAGATATTCAGACTTACATTATTGATGATAATAATCCTTCTTTTTTCGGACAAATTTTCCGAGGAGTACAACTACCAATGTATAATCATCCTAACGTTAATGCTGGGGCGTTTGTATATTTTTATGAAAATCCAAATCATATGTATTTTTCATATGTAGTTTACGGAAAGCATCGATATCTAGATTGGGAATATGAATCAGCAAGGACCACTACAACTGAAGATGGTGCTAAAGTAACAATTGGCGGTAAACTTTGGTTAGTACAAGGTGGCACGCGAAAAGGATTTTTAGGAAAATCTTCTGGAACTGGAGCTGTAATTTTTATAAAATCTACCGATCCTATGTTGCGAAATCCAGCTAAAAGTGATTATATACAAACTTTACGTAATGTAACAGGTATTGAATCTTTATTCAAAAGCAATAAGCCAACAATCGTAAACATTTTCGGTTATGATTTTAATTTAACGGCATTAGCTGACAGAATTCAAGCAGGATTTGATTGGGTTGGAATTCTAATTCCGCCTATAGATATCATTAATGCTGCATGGTATATGGGTAGAGGTCGTTACTTCGAAGCATGTTTAAGTATGATTGCATTAATTCCGGGCCTAGGTGATGCTGTAGGAATTGTATTTAAAACAGCTTGGAGAGCAACTGCAGGCGTTGGCAAATTTACAATGAAATTTGTAGAAGAATTATTCCGTTTATCACGAAGTGCTCGAATTCCAGATAGTATAATAGTAAAATCATTAGAAAAATGCAAATTATTTGTAGAAACAGCTAGAAAAACAGGTATCATTACTGATAAAACTTATACTGAAATGATACAGTTTTTAGATGAAGGCTCAGGGCTTGTTCAACAGTATTTAATAAAGCGAACCTCGGCAAAACAATTAGCAAAAAATAAACCATTACAGAAAAAATTATCAAATAGATTAGGATTAGATATTGTCGATGATGCAGCAGAAGCTGGCGTTGCTGGTGCTAAAAATACATTTGCTCGATATTTTGGAAAATTAGGAGCATCTGGCTATAAAGTATTGCAAAATGTATTAACTGCAGGGGGGAAAACAGCTTATAGTTGGTTATCTAAACGTTCAATTAATTATTGGAAAGCTGCATACACTATGGCATTCAAACAGTTTAAAAAAGTATTAATTGATCCTAAACGTTTGACTCTTTGTATATACTCATTTAGTACTAGTAAACTGCGAGATGAATTTGCAAAAAAAGCAGTTGATTTATTAATCGCTGCTGTGGGTCAACCGAGACGTATTAATGGAGTAATGAAATATTCAATTAGATATGTTGATGATGCTGGTAGATCTGTATTTTTTACTTTGACCCGGGAAGAAATAGAAGGTATAGCTAGAACTCAATTG